ACCGAAGGACAACAAACATAAGAATTCACCTTAGGACCGTTACGTTAGGGTGATGGGTGTGCTCGAGCCCGACGGAGAGTGTTCGCTACCCTCGAAGTCAAAATCGAGCTTGACTTTTTATGCACTTCTTGCGTATAATGCTAAATACTTATACAACAAGGAGGCGAAAGTCATGAAACAGAATGAACTTATTAAAAAAATGTACGAAGCCTCACTATCTCAAAGCAAACGCGAAATGATAGAGCTTCGTAAAGCTGAACTGGAACACATTTTAGCCAAAAGGCGGGAAGGAAAATCCAGTTTTGGTCCGAAGTGGATTGTAACAGACTTTTAATCTTTTAAAATGAATAGAGCGGTAAATACTGTCGTATGGCACACTACCGTTCTATTTTTATCTCAGACATTCATTTAGGCACGAGAGGCTGTCAAGCAGATGCTCTCTGTGCTTTCCTTAAAGAAAATACCTGTGAAAATTTATTCTTGGTTGGCGACATAGTAGACGGATGGCGTTTAAAGAATCGTTGGTACTTCCCACAAAGCCACGCTAACGTAATACGCAGAATATTCACAGCAGCCAAGCGCGATACCAAAGTGTACTACATATTGGGCAACCACGATGAGGCCATACGCAAGTTTCTAAACTTTGATATAACTATAGGTCGCATTAAAATCTTAAACCGTTATGACTACTTTGCTGTGAACGGCAAGAAGTATCTAGTAGTCCACGGCGATATGTTTGACGGACTTATGATGCCAAACAAGAAGTGGATTATGCACCTGGGCGATGCTGCCTACAACTTTCTAATATGGATGAACACTCATTTCAACACAGTGAGAGGATGGTTAGGCTTGCCCTACTGGAGTTTGAGTAAGTTTCTCAAAAGCAGAACCAAAAGTGCTATGAACTATATAAACAGTTTTGAAGACCACGTCGCAGACTACTGTTATAAAAAAGGCTATGATGGTGCAGTGTGCGGACATATTCACACCGCAGAAATGAAAACAATCAACGGCATTGAGTATAAGAACAGTGGTGATTGGGTTGAGAGCTGTTCAGCACTACTAGAACATGAGTCGGGAGAATGGGAAGTCCTGTTCTACAAATACAACAACGACGGAACAGAAGATGAGTTTGAAGAACAAGATAACGATAGTTATACCCTCTAAGAACGAGGAAGACTATATAGGACATCTACTGGATGATCTAGCACGACAGGTGCCTGACACACAGATCATAATCGCAGACGCCAGCACTGATAACACTCGCAAGGTAATCGCACAAAAGAAACGCCAACACAGACTGAACATTAAAGTGATCCAGGGTGGCCCTGTCAGTGAAGCCAAAAACAACGGTGCTAGACTGGCAAAGACTCCTTACATACTTTTTATAGATGCTGATGTACGTTTCTTTACCCACACAGAGATTGTTGACAGTGTAGCAGTGTTTGAATCAGAACATTTAGAACTACTTGGATTATATATTAAGTGCTATGATGGCGATATTCGAGCACGAATCGGCTTTACATTGTTTAATATTGTCAACAGTGTGATGCAACACTTTGTTCCATTCGCTGTAGGTGCTTTTATGTTGACACGCAGAGATCGCTTTGAAGAACTGGGAGGCTTCCCTTGCCGTTATGTTACATCAGAAGACTTCTTTCTTAGCAAAATGTATAGCCCGGAAAAGTTTAGATTGATCTCACACCACTTTGGACAGGACAGCAGACGCTTTCAGAAAATGGGATACTTCGGAATGGCTTGGTATTTGGTTAAAAACTTCTGGAACCGAAACAACGAACGGTATTGGAATAACATAGACTCCGGCAAATATTGGGATTGAATATGGATATTATTGAACAAATATCGATACAGAAACTTTTACAATATGCCGCAATGCCGCCAACTCCTGTGGATGCACTGGATATGGTCGAACTGGGTAGGGATGTTGATCGTAACGGAGTCAAAGATCCTATTGTTATCTGGGTAAACATTATTGAACGCACCATCCGTTTAGACTCAGGCAATCACAGAGTGTATATGATGCCACTCATGGGCTGGACACATCTGCCCTGCATCTGTAGAATAAGCAACAAGAGTGTGGGCGATCCTGCTAACGGCAGTCATTGGTATTTTTCCAGTGACATTAAAATACCTCCATACTTTAGAACAGAGTATGATGAAAGGCCCAGCCTGGTTATAAAAGGAATACTAGATTGAAACTGTTATTGAATTTATCGTTATGCTGGTTAGGAGCATTTGCATTGATGTTAATCACCTTAGGCATTTTAGGATCGTTCTTTGATAAACGAGAACTTATGGAAATTACTGGCGGAAGTGGTCTGACAGTTTATCTATCTTGGGTAGTCATACTGTCAGCCACGGTTATATTTCGTCATTTCTATTCACGAGTAACTAATTCGTAAATCTCCTTCCAATTACGAACTCGAGTTATATTCAAGTTTGTGTCATCGAAGTTTTTATTATGATTATGATCCATTAGAATGCTTCGAAGTCCAACAGCAGTTCCTGCAACAGCATTTTCCGGTTTGTCTTCAATCCAGTAGCATCCTGTATTTTTATATTGGCTTAAAATATGATCTTTGTCGGCACCGGTATCGAGATACACATAGTCTTCGAAGACGGTGTCGCCGAACATTTCTCTTAGATTTTTAGTGCGCAGATGCTGAGAATACTGATCGTTACTTAAACTGGTTATTGCATGAAATAAGTAACCGTGTTCTGTGTGTAGTTTTTTAACATAGTGAATTGCATCCCTTAGTGGAGGAAGTCTACGAATCCATGCACTTTCATTAAACATTCGAATAAGGCGCTTGGATTCTTTTTTATCAATTCCGTACTTCTTATCCATAAGATAATCATTATAGTGTTCAGGATTTATTGTGTACCCGTGCCTTGACATCCATTTATTAAAAGAATATTCCCAATCAAATAAGACTCCGTCTACGTCGGTTAAAATAACTTTATCTTTCATATGTTCTCTCTGTGAGTTAGTGTGACTATAGTATAGGATCTTTTTGCAGAAATGTCAACCATAAAGAAAGGCTCCGTAGAGCCTTTCCATTATTATTATATGGACTATGTCCGCATTTATTTACTTCTTGTTAATAAACTCATAGAACTTTTCAGCGTTCTCAAGAACTTTGTCAACCCCAGGCACAGCTGGAACTTCAACTGTGGTAACAACTTCGCCAGTTTCTGGATCGCGTGTTACAGTCTGCTCCCAACCAGTAAACTTCATTGAGTATTCAAACTCTGTGAAAGCTTTGGCCATGTCAAGAACTTCTGTACGGATTTCATAACCGTTACGGTTGAACTTGACTTCTGGTGCTTTTGGCGTATACTGTGCCGCCATGTCTTTGAATTGCTCTGCCATTGCAGAGAGTTGTTGTGTAACTTGATTAAAGTCATTCATTACTGTTCTCCTTGTGTGTATGTGTGTAATGTGTTACTAATGTAACGCTTTTATTTAGTCCTGTCAATCCCTAGGATTAAAATTATTGATTTTAATTATAGATCAGATTTTTTTTAATATTATTTTTATACTGTAAATACGCGATGAAAAGATTACACACATTTGGCTGTTCTATAACACAGGGGTTTGCACTTCCGGATGTGGTGAAGCCTGTCTGCAATGATGAGGGAGAACCACTAACTCATAAAGAGATGGAGGCATTAGGCGATAATTTTAATTGGAACAATGTTCATTTATATCAACCTTCTGAATATGCCTGGCCTAAGATTCTCGCAGACAAACTCGATGTTCCTGTAATTAATCACGCTCGTCGCGGAGCATGCTTTAACCAAATTTCAAGACAGTGTGCCGTCGGTAGTAAAGACATTAAACCTGGAGACATCGTAATTGTAATGTGGACATATTTGTCTAGACTTTCTTTACAATGGCCTGCTAGAACAACAGTTCCGTTTTGCAATGTGCCCGATCCGAAATCAAATTGGCAAACAATTATTATAGGATTTAACAAGTTTTTTGGATTAAGTCCTTCGGACAACAATACAGATGATACCGATGAACACATTCGCAATTGGATACACGATTCTGTAAGACATACCTATTTAGATTATCTGAGTGTGTATGACAGGTACTACAACAGTCTAGTACTACAACAAATGACTGACGGGTTTCTTAAAGCGACTGGCGCCAACGTATTACATCTAAGTGTAGAAATCGATTCTGTTGAACAGCAACTTGAACAAGTAAGACAAGAGCTTCCAGAGTCATTAAAAGATCCTTACTCAATTCCGGATCCAACTGAATGGTATTCAGTGGAAGTAGACTATTCATGCACTCCTGTAATATTTGACTCTAAAATTCCGTTAGCGGATAACGATATGCATCCTAGTGTAAAACATCATAAAAAATTTGCAGATTATGTCTACAACCACTATTTTGAGAATTAACCTCTCTGTTTAATCGAATCTAACATTAAAGTTTTGGCTTGTTCATGGTAGCCCATTCTGGATAGTTCTGCGGCTGCCTTTGCTCTACCTAAGAGCTCCAGCCTCCACATTAATCCTCTGCCAAAGTTCTTAAGGATATTCATTCCGTCAAAGGTAGGACGTCTAAACGCAACGCCATTTGTCTTTGCTTGCATTGACTGTTCCATCATTTTGTCTCCATGCCAGCATAGTATGAGGTTAGGTGCATTCTATGCACTTTCTGATAAGGTGCAGCACCATACATTAATTGCTTCTGGCGTCTTTCTAGATCTTCTAGGCTTGTGGCCTGTGACAGATATCGTTCTTCTTCTGTTTGAGAAGTTTTCTTGAGTTCTTGTGAAACCCATTTCAAAAATGTTTTCATTGTTTAGTTTTCCTTGGTGTATGTGTTATACTATTGTAGCACAGTTTTTGTGCTGTGCAACATATTTAGCACCCGCACAGAAAATTAATTATTTTGTAATCTTGTAAATCTTTCTGTTGACTTTTTCGTGCAAATATTGTTAAATACATTACAGTTGGATTAATGTTATGAAACTTAAAACTCGATCTATATTACAAGAACTAAACGAAATTGCCGATCGCAGAAATACGGATGCTGTTATTGAAAATAGGGCAACTAATATTATCAATTCTGCGATTAATCTTTTGGAAAGCATTCACAAACATTATGACCCTGAAGAAGCATTAGAGTTAGAAAGAAGATTAGTAAACAGTATTAAAGGTTCGGATGCCACTAAGTTTACACGAGGTATAAAAAAGGTAGTCGAATCAAGAAATTCAAAGAGAGCCTCAGACAGCAATGAATAAACTATTAATAGAAGGCGGCAACATTTGGCCCGATCAAACACAGAGAATCAACCAAGGCGATGTTGAACCTACAGTAAAGTGGCTTGAAGGCATCACAGGATTGCCGCTAGTAGACAATATGCTGGGTACAACCGGCAAGAAAGAAACGTCAGGTGATCTCGACCTAGCCGTTGACCAAACCCAAACCACTAAACCCAGTCTAGAAAGCAAACTGACGGATTGGGTAGCAAAGACCCATCCAGATGACGAAATCAAACAGTGGATCAAGAAGAGCGGAATATCCGTGCATTTCAAAACACCAATCGACGGTGACGAATCAAAAGGTTTTGTGCAAACAGACTTTATGTTTGGCAATCCTGAATGGATGAAGTTTGCTCTGCAAGGCGAAATGGATGAAAAGATACGTGGACAGCATCGACACATTTTGTTGAGCAGTATTGCTTCAGCACAAGGTATGAAGTGGAGTCCGAATGTAGGGCTAATAGATCGAGCATCGGGCGAGTTGCTCACAGACGATCCCAATCAAATTGCCAAGACACTGTTAGGACAAACAGCAACAGCCAAAGACCTAGGCACGTTCAATGGTGTGTTGGATTATGTTCGCAAACTACCCAGGTATGACGAGCTGGTTGCTGATGCTAGAGAGACCCTTGCTAAATCCGGAATTGAATTACCAAAGGCAGGAGCCGTAGAATCATATCAGCCAGGAACTATTGGCTGGATGAGATCACTTATCGACATTGTATCATGAGAGCATTTGAATTTCTATTTGAAGCAAAGCCCAAAGTAGGCAGAGAGTTTCAACATCTAGAGGATCTAGTATTCACAGATCCATCAAGAGGTGCTATCCGTGCGGTGGAAATTCTAAAAGGACTTTCGCAGGATGCAAGTAAAGTCAGCATCAAGTGGGATGGTTATCCCACTATATATTGGGGCAGAGATGCCGATGGCGACTTTGTTTTGGTTGGAAAGAACAACTGGGGCAGAGAAGAAGGCAAATCTAAGTCTCCAGAGGACCTACAAAGATTTATTCTAAGTCGAGGCAAAGGCGAAGATTGGCGTCCAAGATTTGCAAAAGAAATGGCGGCCCTGTGGCCTATGTTTGAAAAAGCAACTCCCAAAGACTTCCGTGGATATGTATACGGAGACCTACTGTATCATCCCGGCAAGCCTTATGAAGGATCCGACGGCACAATCAGTTTCAACCCCAACCCTAAAGGCACAACCTATCACGTTAGGGCAACCAGCGACATCGGCAGAAAGATAGCCAAATCCAAGGTAGCAGTAGCGGCACATCTAAGATTCGATAACTTTGGAGATTCGATGAGCGATGGAGATCCGTTAGACGACATTCAGATGTTTAGATCAAATCCAGAGCTGGTGGTATTCGGACAGACTTATGTTTCAACACAGCCTGAAGTAGATGTGGACAACATCGAAAGCATAGCTAAAATAGCAAATCAGTCACAGCCACAGATTTCAAAATTCTTTGAACCTGTCAAAGGACTGTCAAACCCAGGACAGATATTTTACAAGTTTGTGAACACAATGAGTCGTGAAAACAAACTGGACAGTATCAGCACAGAAGAGTTTAATAATTTTATTGCCAACAACATATCCCAAGGACAGCAAGCAAAATTTGCCGCCAAGTCAGAAGAACAGTCAGGAGTGCTGGATAACATCTTCTATTTGATCCGCGAAATAATGCAGGGTAAAAACGAAATAATCCGCGAGCTAGATGCCGCACAAGGCGATATTGTTGCAACTACAGGTGGCGAAAAAGGTGGTGAAGGATACGTAAGTTCGCAGGATAACGTCAAACTGGTTCCAAGACACCTTTGGAATCCATTCAAATAACAGCCTAAACCGTTATTTTTTTCTATTTTCTATAAATACATTTGTAAAGCCATCCACGGAGCGTGGATATATGATTGAGATTAAAGGAGATTATCATGGCAGATTTAACAAATGGTTCTGGTGTATTCCAGACGTATAACAACGCAGGAACTGGTGTTGCTGAACTAGGCGATAATAAAGCCGCAGGCCTTTCAAATGGTTTAGGTCCACGCACAATTTTGATCAAAATTGCAAAGAGTAACATGACTACTGCAGAATTAGGAACAGCACTTGACGCAATTCAAGCAGGAGGTGTATATTCTGGTTCTAACAGCAACGACGCATTCACAATTGCTGGTGTATCTTCAGACGGCGGCGACACGCCAGGCGCAGGATACACAGACTTTGTTTCAGGTGAAAGTGACGTAGTATTTGTCCTTGCACAAGGAACTGGCGACTTTGTAGTTGACGCTTCAAATGCACTTGGTGTAACTGGCGCGACAACTACAGTTGAAGCTGTATTCACTCAAGATACAAGCGCACCTGATACAGGTATTACTGTTGCAGCTGAGCAATCAGGTAACTTCTAAGAAGTTTTACCTAACAGCACTAAAGAGGGCGGGTTTTTTTACTCGCCCTTTTTTTATCTGCTTAAATAATAGCAGATTATGTCAAGCTATACTATCACAACATTAGTTGATATTACTAAACCCAACGCCGATAGACAGACACAGCAGTCTAATTTTAACATTCTATTGCTAACACTAGGGTTGCGGTCCAACGTTTCATGGCGGCTAGATCCTGTTAGAGAAATAGGAAGAATACCGTTTGGTTCAGGTAAAGCCGCATATTGGTCTTGGACTTTTGACACGGAACAGCGAGATCTGTTTTTAAAAGACAGCGATCCGGTTGGACTGTTGTTGGATGATCTAAATGGAGTTCCAGTTATAACTGGACTGGAAGACACAGCAAATTTCAGCAAGGACGCATTTATTACTCAGGGAGATCACACAAACACTTGGGTGTCAATCAGTGCGTAGTAAAATATTCGCACACAAAAATTAAATATTAGTATGGAAGATAAAAACAAAGACAAATTCCTAAGTTTTGCTGAAAGGACCAACCGAGAAGTTCGTTGGTGGATGTGGGCTGCCTGGACCCTTCCGTTTGTAGCCCTTGCTGGTATCTTTTTTTTAGAAGTTATAGGCTGGGGCAGCTGGATTGAAAAGGCTGTTATACTGGGAGCTACCGTGTTCTTTGCTGTCGCTGTGTATTGGTGGTGGTGGGCAATATATAAAATGAGCACGATCTCCGATCTGTTAGTTCATACCGCAACGAATATCAAAGGTGTTGGTCGAGAAATAAGGCAGCTAAAGGAAGATTTATTGTCTCCAAATGATAAATAACAGTACAAGGCACACAAGGCATCTATAACAACACAAACCAAAGGCCAACTTCGAGTTTACTTTACGGGAGAGTATAGGTGTCTGAGAATACCACACAGCTTGAAAAAGAAAGTCTAGAAGCACACGTAGATCTATGTGCCCTTCGTTACAAGCAACTAGATGATCGTATGAATCGCCTTGAAGAAAAGGTAGACGACATTCACGACGACATCGTTAGTGGACAGAAGAGTCTTTCCAAAGTAATCATCGGCACAGCAGGTACAGTAGTAGCCGGTGTGTTATCAATTGTTGTAACTATTCTACTCAAGATGTAACAAATTCAAACATCAAACTCTTAAATAGGGATCAAGGATCCTTTTTTTATGTCTGAACTTTCTAAACGTTTCGAACAAATACTAATAGCCACACATAAAAAACTCAAAGACCGTGGTGCCATAATGCCTGTGAAAACAGACAGAGGTATCCTTGTGGGCAATGCACTGATTACATCGAACGGTCCTTATAAAAACATCACAGTGGATGACGAACTGGTATTTGAAGACATCTGCCTCAACTCGGTAGCAATTAAACTGGCTAATCTTTTAGCGTGGAGAATTCAAGGGTCTCGACTGAATGAACTATATAAAGTAGATCAAGAATACAGCAGACACTATATCGACTGTGCATTCTTTCTGCAAAGACACAACACCGCACTAGACAGCGGAGATTATGATCTTGCAGACATAATGTATTCAAGATACCTGAAAAGCAAAGACCTTGCAAAGATCACCAAACAAAAAGCAGAGAGAATGGCAAAACTTTAATAAATAGTAATATTAGATATTCTGGACAGGATTATGAAAACATCAGACATTTTTAAAACTACTTCAACCGACCTCAATGAGAGTATGGAAAGAACATTTGGCAAAAAGATCAAGCTGGAAACTTTTACAGTTGAACAACTTGAAGACGCTCGTAACAAACTTAGAACACAGATCCACGATGCTCGTTCTAATTCGGCGTTTAATGAGAACGTTGAAAACGATGCGTTCTACGAAGCACAGTGGATGCTAGATGCTATCAATGCAGAGCTAGCTGAAAGAGTAGAAGAAGACACCATAGAGGAAAGTGAAGAAATGGCTGATGAAGAAATTGTAGTAGAAGGCGAAGTAGAACAAGCTTCTGCTATTGTAACAGCAAACACAATGGTTGACAGGGTTGGCCGTTGGATTGAAGAACTCAGCGGAATGGAAAACGAAACTATGCTACAGCTAGGTGACAGCATTCGTGACGAGTTCGGACAAGAGCAATCAAGACAGTTTATCGAAACTTCAAGTCCTGCTATTCAGCAAGCACTAGAAACACTAAAATCCACAAGAGAAATTATTTCTTCAGCTGTTAGAACACTGAGTGGTGAAGAAGCACCAGCAGAAATGCTAGGCGATGAACCTGCTCCTGCACCAGAAGACGAAATGGCTGCCGCTCCGGAAGACGAAATGAATGCAGAAGTTCCTGCAGAAGAGCCAGTAGAAGATGAATTTGCTGCCGCTGAACCAGCCGCAGGCGGAGAAGAAGCCGCAGGACGTGAACAGCGTGAAAGCGTAGATCGTTCACACAATCTTTTAAGAACACTGGCAGGCTAATGAAACTGAAAGAGTTCGCCAACGACGATCAACTAGACGAAGTTCTTCCTGCCGCACTGGGTGCAGTAGGAGGAGCAGTAGCAAAAGGCGTCGGAGCTCTTGCTAAAGGTGCTGTCAGCACTGTAGCAAAAGGTGTCGGCGGACTAGCAAAAGCTGGAGCTAACACTGTAGGACAAATGGCATCGCAAGCCACAGCACCAACAGCACAGCAAGGTACCCAAGCAATGCAACAAGCGGCAACTACCGCAATGACCGCCAAGCAGATGGCAGATCAAAAACGAGAAATACAGAACGCTATCAAAGACAAGCAGAAAGAAATTCAAGACCTGCAAAAACAACTGGCACAGATACGATGAGATTTTTTGAATTCAATATTGGCGATCGACAACTGGAAAAGTTCATTATGATACTCAAGAACTTTCAGGGTCGAGCAGCCAGCAAGAAAGCACCTTCCAAACTCAACTGGAACGCAATTCAGCAAATTTCAGATGCCACAGGTGCTGAAATAACAGCAGACTACGAAACATTCAAAGCAATGTATGATTCTAGTCCTGCGATACAAACCATTGTGAAAAACTTCAATGCCGACGGCCTAGAACTAAATGTACCAGGAGCACCTGATGCAGACGAGCCTGAGCAAGGCGAAGAAGATGAAAGCCAAGCCGCGGTTAACCAAACAGCCGCCCAAGCCGCACCACAGAATCTCTAATCAATTGTTGACATAAATTGTAAGTTGTGCTACTATATATAGTATGACTGAACAATTAAAAGAATACTCACCCCCGCCGTTTGTTGAAAAATTTGAATATGTTGGATGCAAACAGATCAACGACCCAGTGACTCGCAAGCGTGTCTATCAAACACCCGACGGCGAAAAACTGCCTAGCGTTACAACCATCCTAGACAAGACCAAAGACAAAACACATCTTATCGAATGGCGTAAACGTGTTGGCGAAGCAAAAGCACAGCAGATAACCACAGAAGCCGCTGGTGTAGGCACAGCAATGCACAGTAACCTAGAGCGTTTTATTGTAGGCGAACAACGACAGCCTGGCAATAATCCTGTTCATGTTCAAGCAAACAAAATGGCTGATCAGATTATTGAGAATGCAATTACAGATATCAATGAAGTATGGGCAATGGAGCAATCACTTTATTATCCAGGATTATATTCAGGCACAGCAGATCTTATTGGCGAATACAAAGGCAATCCAGCAGTAATGGATTATAAACAAACCAACAAGCCCAAGAAAGAAGAATGGGTTGAAGACTATTATCTACAATTAATGGCATACACACTTGCTCACAACGAAGTATACGGCACTGATATTAAACACGGTCATATCTTTATGTGCTCGAGAAACTTCGAATATCAACAGTTCAACATAACTCCTGATAACTTTAACAAATATCACGACTTGTGGCTTGCTAGAGTGGAACAGTATTACGGCCTAGCCTGATAAATACTAAACATAATCAATCAGGAGTAAGCCGAAGTGGCAGTTGTTCAAATCTCGAAAATCCAAATCAGACGCGGATTAAAATCTATAGGTGTGCCGCAATTAAGCTCAGCAGAATTAGCGTGGGCTGTAGATACACAAGAATTATACATAGGTAACGGAAGTGTTGCTGAAGGTGCTCCGTATGTTGGCAATACTAAAGTTCTTACTGAAAACGACAATATTATTGAATTAGCATCAAGTTATGAATTTGCTTCAACTGATCCTTCTATAATAAACACAGTGACTAGACCACTTGGCGAAAAGATTGATGAGATTGAAGTCAGTGTTGCAGACTTCGGTGCTGTCGGCGATGGATCGACAGACAATGTCGCGGCATTTGAAACAGCATTTGAACAGCTATTTAGGAACACCGACACTACATATAGAAAAGTTTTAAAAGTTCCAAACGGAACATATCTATTTTTATCTGATTTAGAAATACCTAGTAATGCCACAATCAGAGGAGAAACTCAGAGTAATACAATTTTAAAAATTAATGATAGTGATATATTATTTGTTACTAGCGAAGGATTAAGTGTAGCTGATTTTAATAGTTCGAACAGGCCTAAAAATATAGAAATTTCAAATCTCACAATTGAAAGAGTAACTGGGCAAACTGTACTTTCGGGAGTTGAATCGTCTAACTTTAATAATATAACATTCATCGGTGAGCATCAATTATCAGATTCTGTTGCTAACCTAACATCAGAATCGAGTGCTGTCTTTTTCAATAATTCGTTATTCGGAACAGCAACTACAGATATTAGATTCTACAAGTGTACTTTTCAGTCAAACAGTATTTCGATAAAATGTATTCAAACTGATCAATTTGATACTTCTTTTTTTATTCATGAATGTAACTTCGACATAGGACACACTTCCATTTATATTGAAGGCGTATCCGAACAAGGAAATAACTGGGAAATTAAAAACAATACATTTAACGAAATATCTACAAATTGTTTTAGATCAACGAATGGAATAGGAACGAAAATAATCGGTTGTGATTTTCAAAATTGTGGAAATGAAACCAATCAATCAGACAATCCAATCCATGAAATAATTTATTTTAATGAAACAAAAAATAATATCGTTTTAGACAATTACGGTGATCGCCAACAAAATGCCGGAGTAACTAATAATTCAAGCAAACTTGCTGTTTCGGAAGTCGTAAATGGCGAACTGGTAAATTTTATTGACAGAAACTATGCTAATATCGACACTGTAGACAGTCCTAGAACATTGGCTGTTTTTTCAACCAGTAACAGATTTATAAAAATTTCTTATACTTTGAGATTAGGAAGCTTTAACAGGACTGGAATAATAATGCTTAATGTAAACGATGAAAAAGATTCAATAAACATTACAGATAACTTTTCTTACTCAGCAAGAAGTCAAGAATTACTAGGATCCGATCCTAGCAATGATCCGACATTCGAGTGGGAACAATCAGGCGGTCAAGTCATTACACCAGAAGACGGTGGACCTACAGTGACTAATTTAGAGTTTTTAGCAACCTTGGCAGATAATAACTCCGATAGTGTTAACGATACTGTGATTTTATCTTACAGAAATCCGCTCGGCGACTCGGCTGCAACTGGTACAATCTCATTCGACGTAAGCTACGGTGTTTAATCTTCACGGCCACACTAAGTTGGCCGAATGGAGAAGATTTAGAGACGAATTAGAAACAAGCAGTAATCCTCTAGAACAAGTAGCCGAATACTGGGCACATGCTCCATTTGTAAACAACTACCTATCCGAAGATCCAAACGATTGGCCCGATCCCTGGCAATTAATTTTAGATAATGAACTAGATGATCTTGCGATAGCACTGGGGATGTGTTACACTATCAAATTAACTCAGCGTTTTAATCAGAGCAAATGTGAGATACATAAGACTGTTGACGATAAAAATCGATCAAGATATTTTCTAATCGTTGACGATCAGTATGTTTTAAACTACGACTATAGGCAAGTTGTAGGTGTAGAAGATTTGTCCAAAACACCTTCAGACCCACTATGGTCCAAGCAAGACGCCATATAAATACCACACGAAGAAGGACAAGAAGATAGATGAGCATTACGGTAGTAAAACGAAGCGGCTCAAAAGTGCCACTCGCCGTTGAGAAGTGGCAAGCACAAGTAGCAAAAGTATGCAAAGGTACAGCAGATGTATCTCAATCAATGATAGAAATCAACGCTCAGCCACATTTTTATGATGGGATTACAACACAAGAAATCGACGAAATCACACTGAGAGCAATTGTAGATCTAATTGATGTAGAATCAAACCCAGAAACAGGACACACCAACTATCAGTACGTAGCAGGCAAACAGCGTTTATCGATGCTGAGGAAAGATGTATATGGTTCGTACGAGCCTCCCCGCCTATATGAAATTGTGAAAACAAACGTTGACGCAGGAATGTATACTCCTGAACTGCTCGAGTGGTACACAGAAGAAGAATGGGATAGGATGGATAGTTTTATTGATCACGAAAAAGATGAAAACTATTCGTATGCCGCAATTGCACAGATGATTGAAAAATATCTTGTGAAGAACCGTTCTACCAAACAGATTTTTGAAACACCACAGATAAGATATATGATAGCGGCAGCCACCGTAATGCATAAAGAAGAGCCGCTACGAACAAGAATGAAACTGATTCGCGAGTACTACAATGCGGCTGCCGATGGCTTATTCACTCTTGCTACGCCTGTGCTTGCCGGACTTGGCACTAAAACAAAACAGTTTAGTTCGTGTGTTCTTATTCGTTCAGACGACGACCTCGATAGTATTTTTGCATCAGGCGAAATGATGGCCAAGTATGCTAGTAAGCGAGCAGGCATTGGATTTGAGATTGGCAGGCTTCGTCCGCTAGGTGCTCCTATTCGCGGTGGAGAAATTATGCACACGGGTATGATTCCATTCCTTAAGAAGTGGTTTGGTGATCTTCGTAGTTGTTCGCAAGGAGGGATTAGAAATGCAAGTGCTACAGTGTTTTATCCTATTTGGCATTACCAGTTTGACGATCTTATTGTTCTTAAAAATAATCAAGGAACCGATGAAACCCGAGTCAGGCATATGGACTATGGTGTCGTCCTCAATGCATTCTTTTGGAGAAGATTTAAAGAACAAAAAGAAATAACATTCTTTGATCCTAACGAAGTACCTGAACTGTACGAAGCATTTTATTCTAACACAGCCGAGTTTGAAGAAATGTATGAGCGTTATGAAAAACGCAAAGACCTTAAAAAGAAAACAATCTCAGCTGACGAAGTATTTAAAAGCGGCATACTGAAAGAGCGTACTGACACAGGACGTATCTATCTTGTGTTCATCGACAATGTTATGAACCAAGGTCCGTTTGATCCCGAGTATCACACAATTTATCAATCAAACCTATGCTGTGAAATCCTGCTACCAACAAAGCCATTCAAGCGTTTAGACGATGAAGAAGGACGCATTGCACTGTGTACACTCGGAAGCATTAACTGGGGTTCGTTTAGAAATCCAGAAGATATGCGTAGAGCTTGTAGAATCTTACAGCGTAGTTTGTGTAATATTCTAGACTATCAAGATTTCTTAAGTATTCAAAGTCGCTTGAGCAATGACGAAATTCAACCACTGGGCATCGGTGTTACCAATCTAGCATACTGGCACGCCAAGCGTGGATTAAGATACGGCGAAGACGATGCTCTAGAAGAAGTAAAAACCTGGATGGAGCATCAGTCATTCTATCTAACTGAAGCAACCGTAGAGCTTGCTGAAGAAAGAGGTCCTTGCAAAGACTCAGAAAAAACCTGGTACGGTCGAGGAGTATTTCCTTGGGAGCGTAGAGCAGAAGGTGTAAATGAACTGACTGACTTTACCCCAAGCAAAGAACTAGACTGGGAAGCACTTCGTGAGAAAATGAAGACACACGGCGTAAGAAATGCTACTCTTACAGCTATCGCTCCTGTAGAATCCAGTTCTGTTGTGATTAACAGTACCAACGGCATTGAAATGCCAATGAGTTTAATTTCAACAAAAGAATCCAAAGCAGGATCATTCACACAAGTGGTTCCGGGATATGCAAAATTGAAAAAGAAATATCAACTTATGTGGGAGCAGGATGACTGCGTCGGATACATTAAGACAGCGGCGGTACTGGCTGCCTACGTAGATCAAAGTATTTCTACAAACACGTTCTACAATCCTGCAAACTACGAAAATTACAAAGTACCGACCACAACAATAGCCACAAACTTAATGCTTGCCCATCATTGGGGATTGAAAACATTCTACTACAGTTTGATCAACAAAGCAGGGTCCAAGGGCAAAGAAGAACTGATCGATGGTATTCAATTACAAGAACCTGTAGCAAAAATAAACGGGCACAATGTGTTACCATTTGAAGATGACGAAGACTGCGAAGCGTGTAAATTATAGGAGCAAATATGAGCAAAGCACAATATGACTTAACAAAAAATACAGACTATCTATCGCGTAAAATGTTTTTGGATCCAGCGGGCCCGGTCACTATTCAACGCTTCGAGGAAGTAAAATATCCTAAGATTCAGAGTTTTGAAACTACTGCTCGCGGATTCTTTTGGGTTCCTGAAGAGATCAGTTTAAGCAAGGACTCTGGAGATTTCAAAGAAGCCAGCGATGCTGTTAAACACATTTTCACTAGCAATCTACTAAGACAAACTGCTCTAGACAGTATACAAGGTCGAGGTCCTACACAGGTATTCACTCCTGTTGTGAGTCTACCAGAACTAGAAGCATTATGCCTAAACTGGGGATTCTTTGAAACAAACATCCACAGCCGTTCATACAGCCATATTATTCGTAACATTTACAATGTACCTAAGGAGGTGTTTAACACTATTCACGATACGAATGAAATTGTAGATATGGCAGCCAATGTAGGCGAATACTATGACAAACTCCACGTGTTGAACTGCGAAGTTGAACTGGGCAAGAAAGTAGATGAGTACGAACACATCAAAGCTATTTGGTTGGCACTGAACGCAAGCTATGCTCTCGAAGCACTTCGCTTTATGGTAAGTTTTGCCACAAGCCTCGCAATGGTTGAAAACAGAATCTTCATTGGTAACGGCAATATTATTTCGTTAATCTTGCAGGACGAATTGCTACACAAAGGCTGGACAGCTTATCTTATCAATCAAGTGGTCAAAGAAGATGAGCGTTTCCAAAGAGCCAAAGAAGATTGCGAGCAAGAAGTATATGATATGTATGCGGCTGTTATCCAAGAAGAAAAAGAATGGGCAGACTACCTATTCCAAAAAGGTCCTGTAATTGGGTTGAACGCTAATATTCTTCGTGACTTTGTTGATTACACAGCTAGAGAAAGTTTAAAGGAGATTGGGATTAAATACAAAGAGCAGGCTCCTAAGACAACTCCGATTCCTTGGTTTAACAAGCATTCGGATACAAGCAAGAAGCAGACTGCTCTACAAGAAAATGAGTCGACTAACTATGTGATCGGGGTGATGACAGAAAAACTTGACTACGAAGAGCTACCGAATATATAATATGTACAAAGCACAATTCAAAGCAACTTCGCCATACGGTGCCTGGCAAACAATTGGTTCATACGGAACCGAAAGCCAGGCAATGGCATCTGCTATTCGTAAAAAGACAGCAGGTGCCATTATGGTAAGAGTTACTGATAAAAAAGGATCTGTGGTTTACACAGGTTGATAAGGAAAACTATGAACACTATTGTATGGTCAAAAGAAAATTGTCCACTCTGTCTCCAAGCAAAAGAACTTCTAAAAACACACGACATACCGTTTGAAGAACGCAAAATAGGAGAAGGTTGGGATAAAGAACAACTGTTAGAATCAGTGCCTACCGCTCGTTCAGTCCCACAAATTTTTGTGTACGGCGAGTATGTAGGCGGACACAAAGAACTAGTAGAATATTTTGAAAATAACACAACAGGCTCAACAGAAGGAAGGTTATAATGTTAATTGATACTCCATATAAAGCAGGCGATACCATAACTTGTAAGACAGTGGCAGGTGAAGAAATTATCGCACGACTAGAAGAAGAAAAAGGAACAAAATTAAGAGTGTCCAAACCTATGGCACTTACAATGAATCAACAAGGACTAGGCATGGTCCCGTTTACCTTTACTGTAAATCCAGAAATTTCTGTAGATCTCAACATAAATGCATTGGTATTTATTGCTAAAACAGATGACGAAATGGCCAAACAGTATATTCAAAGCACAACAGGACTGGCATTGTAATGACTGATTTCGGCAAAAAATGGAGATTAGAACCGATTCTAGGAGAGGATTCTTCTCGTATTGCCGACGCTATTGTTAATGACGACAATACAGCAATTGCAATTAACTATGCTCCTCAACTTGAAAGAATAGCTACCTCTTTAGAAACAACAGTAACTTCTTTAGAAACAATAGCTACCTCTACAGAAACAATAGCCACTTCTTTAGAAACAATTGCATCTGCAATTAATGACGAAGGTGTAGTATTTAAAGACAAATATGCTTCTTTATCTTACTCTTCTTTGATAAAAGTTTTCGAAGAAGAAGGGATCGATATAGATGCATTAATAGCAAAGACACAGAATAAACTATCAGGATTATAACATGCCAGGCATAGCAAGAGACGCAGGACAAGACGTAGCAGGCGGAGCAATTATACAAGGGTCTCCTGATGTATTTGCTAATAACAAGCCAGTTGCTAGAATAGGAGATGCGGTCGCTGGACACGGGTTGCCGCCACACGCCGCTCCTGTAATGGCTTCTGGTTCTGGGAATGTAATCACTAACAATATTCCAACCTGTCGTGCAGGCGATGTAGCAACTTGCGGACATCCGTCATCCGGAAGCGGCGATGTCTTCGTTAATTAAAAAATATCTCTACATGACTCTAGGACTATTTTGTGTGGGCGTGGCTTATATAGGATTCATAGTTCCCGGCATTCCGTTTAGCATATTCCTAGTTATCGCGGCTTGGGCATTTGCTAAAAGCAGTGATAAACTGCATGCTTGGATTTACAATCACCCATGGTTTGGAGAGTTTCTAACCAACTGGACTGAAAAGCAGGTATTCCCAACTCGAGGCAAGTATGCTATGATTTTAGTAATGTCGAGTTCGCTTGCATTCCTTTGGTTTACCACTTATAATATTAATGCTGTAATATGGTCAGGAACATTTATGCTGTTGGTAGCCGTATGGGCTTGGCGTTTTCCAGGCAGCTTACAAGAATATAATCGTAGAAAAGATAATAAGGAAAAGATCGGATGGATAAAATGAGAAAAATTGATTTAGATTTATTGATTGACATAGCAATGGAAGTAGAGGATGCCGATCCGATTGACTTTGGTAGATTGAGTGTTGGCAAGCAAGAAGCATTTAAAATGATCGGCACTAGTATTCTAGAACAGTTTGACAAAGAAGAATACACAGAAGAAGATAAAATTATTTTATTATCAACACTGACCAAACTCACAGTGGAAAACTTTTTACTGCATACAAAATTGCTCGCTAAGGAAAAAGATATTGAAGTGTGAACAGGGCGATCTAGCAAAAAT